GAGATGACCACACAGATTGCTGAGGCATTACAGAAATATGCTAAAACTCCAAACGTGGCTGTGTTGATCAAAGCAGAACATCACTGTATGACACACAGAGGAGTAAAAGAACATCAATCAGATATGACAACTGCTATTATGTTGGGTGCGTTCGATAAACACGCTCCACTTAAGAAAGAGTTTTATGATATCTGTATGAGCATGAAAGGTCATGAGTAAACTTAGATATTCAGAAGCATTTTATTCAGTACAAGGCGAAGGACGTTTTGTAGGAGTACCTTCAGTATTCTTAAGAACGTTTGGTTGTAATTTTCGTTGTATGAACTTTGGTTTGGCAAAAGAGCCAAACAGAGCAGAAAAGTTAAAACAAGGTATCAAATACAATCCAGAAGTTAAAGAATTACTTGATGATGGAATACTGGACAAGGTCAACAAGTTTGAAGACTTGCCAATTGTTCATACAGGCTGTGACACTTATGCCAGTATCTATCCTGAATTTAAAAAGTATATGATGGACAAAACCATTGACGAAGTGGTGGATCATGTGTTATCATTAACTCCTGAAGGCAAGTGGACAATGTCTAATGGACAAGATGTACACTTTATATTAACAGGTGGTGAGCCTTTGTTAGGATGGCAAAGGACTTACATTGAATTGTTTGAACATCCAAGAATGAAGGACTTAAAAAATGTTACTTTCGAAACAAACACAACGCAGACTTTACACAAGGATTTTGAAGACTATCTCAGAAAACAGGACAGATTCCAAGTCACTTGGTCGTGCTCTCCAAAACTTTCCGTATCAGGTGAACCTTGGCACACTGCTATCAAGCCTGAAATTGCTCTTGCTTATAGTAGGATTCCTAACAGTGAAATGTATTTTAAATTTGTGGTTGCTGATGCATCCGATGTGGATGAAGTTACAAGAGCAGTTGCCGAGTTCAATCAAGTGGGAATCAACGTTCCCGTTTATATCATGCCACTGGGCGGCAGATCAGAAACATACACACTCAACACAAGAAAAGTTGCCGAACTCGCAATGGCAAGAGGATGGAGATACACTCCAAGACTCCATGTCGACATATTCGGAAATGCCTGGGGTACCTAAAGAGATGATGAAAGACAGAGAAGAACAAAGACTAAAAGACATAGCGGAGATAAAAAAATGGATATAGTAAAAAAAGTAAAAGACATATTTGTTAAGAAGAAAGAAACAAAACCAGAAGAATCCAATCCAAGATTGGAAGCACTGTTGAAAGAGAAAGAAGAAGCCACAGCAAAAGGTGAACCTTGGGTGGCTGTGCTGGATACAAAAATCAACGAAGACAACATTAGAAACGGATTTTTTGAATTAGATTGGAACAACGAATTCATAGAAAAACTGTTGGACGCTGGATACAAAGGTGAAAGCAACGAACAGATTGTGGATGCTTGGTTCAAAACAATAGCAAGAAACATTCTTCAAGAAGAAGGTATGGATCCTACTAGAGGTGCTGGGTACATCAACACAAAAAATTTAAGTGACGACAAATCAGAAATCAGTTAATATGGATTTAATAAAAGAAATAGCAGGTTTAATTGTGACCGTTGGATCAAGCGGATTATTGTTATACCTATGGTATTTCTTTTTTATGAAAATTTAAGATATGAATTACATACTTGTAGACACTGCTAACACATTCTTTAGAGCCAGACACGCAATACAGAGTGATTTGGATTCAAAAGTGGGTATGGCATTACATATCACATTCAATTCTATTAGAAAAGTATGGCAAGACTTCAAAGGCGATCACGTAATTTTTTGTTTGGAAGGCAGATCATGGCGTAAAGATTTTTATACACCATACAAAAGAAACAGATCAGAAGCCAGAGAAGCCAGAACAGAAAGAGAAGTTGAAGAAGATCAAGTTTTTTGGGAAACATTTGATAATTTTAAAGAGTTTATAGAAACAAAAACAAATTGTACCACACTACATCATCCGAAATTGGAAGCAGATGATTTAATTGCTGGCTTTGTACAAGCACATCCTGATGATAATCACATCATAGTGAGCACAGATGGCGATTTTGCTCAATTGATTGCTCCTAATGTGTGTCAATACAACGGTATTACAGAAACCACTATAACACATGAAGGTTATTTTGACGATAAAGGCAACAGAGTTAAGGATAAGAAAACAGGCGAAGACAAGCCAGCACCAAATCCTGAATGGTTATTGTTTGAAAAATGCATGAGAGGTGACACAGCAGACAATGTATTTTCGGCTTTTCCAGGTGTGCGTACAAAAGGCACAAAAAAGAAAGTTGGTTTACAAGAAGCATTTGAAGATAGAAATTCTAAAGGATACAACTGGAACAATATGATGTTACAACGTTGGTTGGATCATAATGGTGAAGAACATCGTGTGCTGGATGATTATCAAAGAAATGTAACACTGTGTGATTTGACAGCACAGCCAGAAGAAATTAGAAAGATCATTAATGAAACAGTGAAGTCAGTTCAACCCAAACAAATTGAACAAGTAGGATTAAAATTAATTAAGTTTTGTGCCAAATGGGATATGCAGAAAATTGCTGAATATCCGCAAAGTTATGCTGATCCATTAAACGCAAAATACAAAATGAAAGAAGAGGTAACAGCATGACAACAAAGTTTTTTGCAAAGCCGATATTAGCAAACAGATTCTGGATATTGGAATCAGACGGACAAAAAGTAGGCACAATATGTAGACAGGAAGATAGAAGATTTATGTTCAGTTGCTCAGATGGCACAAGAATATTCGACAATCAACAACAACTTCAGAAAAATTTCAGCGGTGATTGGATGTGGGGATCCACAGTTAGTGCTCCAGTAGAAGTAAAAGAAAATGAAGACAACACAGTGTATGATTATCCTTCAAAATTTAAACCTTACAATATGGTGTTTGATGTAAAACGTAAACTGCCTTTGTTCAATAAAAGCAAAAAATCAAAAAGTTTATATTGTGCTGGATATTACATTATTCAATTTGAAAAAGGATGGGTACGAAGTTATTGCCCTAAACTGTTGACTTTGGAAAACTATCCATTCAAAGGCCCATTTAGAACATCATTAGAAATGAAAACGGAGTTAAGCAATGCCAACAAAAGAACCTATTAACACAGCCAGTATACAACAATTCATACAACAAGTTAAAGGTGCTGATCTCAGCAATCAAAAAGAAGTGCGTTTAGACATCAACACAGCCAAGCAAGTCACATACAGCCTAGCCACAGTGTTGGCCCGTTTAGCGGGCGACTATGAGGGTCTAATAGCACAGAATACAAGCACAGAAGACCAAGCAATAGAAGTCAAAGTAGACGGCGGTAATCTATAATACATCTTATTTTAGATAAATACTCATATTATATGAGTAGACCTAAACCTACGATTTTACTGGAACACACAGATCGCAAATCATACAAGAGCGAACAGGTCCTAGCGGCTGAAGGTATATGGGCAGTATTCTACCAAAATAAACCATTCAATTTGAAATCAGCCAATATGCTGAACAACTACCCGGGTCCAAAATACAAGAAAGTATCGTTTTCAAATCCTGGACACGCATTCAATCTAGCCAAAAAGATGAACACCATGTTCAACACTGAAGACTTCACAGTGGTCAAATTGACCCAGGGTGAAACTGTCAGTGAAAAATGAACTGGAAAGAAACCTACACCAAAATATTCCTAAAGCAGGCTGACATCAGCATAGGTGAAAACACCATGCAGGAATATATGCCTAAATGGTGGAAGAACAGCAGAAACAAAGAATCAGGAGGTTTGAGATTGACTGATGAAGGACTCACTTTTATCAAGGACAAACTGCAACTTCAAACTTATGATGTGCCTTTTCCTATAGATTTCAACCTTACCACACAAACCATCATATTCTTAGACAAATATATTGACTGTCCTTACTACCTTGCTGACGATGGTGTGATTGTGACCAATGAAAAGAAGGCTATGGAATTGATGCTGTTCTCCGGAGATATCAGAAAATATGGTCTCAACAAAGCACTTTCTAGGCTAGAATCCCAAGAATAAGTTATCCACAGACGCTAGAATCCGCATAAACCTTGACTTCTTAGGTGCTTGACTTTTGGTATGTTAGAATGTATTATTAAACTATAACAACATTTTAACGAGGAGTACATTACAATGGTAAAACAAAAGAGCACACAAGATACTGGACTTACAATAAGACAGTTATCGCCTAACAAAGCAAAGGCAAGTATATTACACGCATTGAAAATTAAAAGACCTATCTTTTTATGGGGTGGTCCTGGAATTGGTAAATCAGATATCATTCACCAAATTGCTAAAACAATTGAAGCAAAAGTTATTGATATTAGATTAAGTTTATGGGAGCCTACAGATATCAAAGGTATTCCATATTTTAATTCAAAAGAAAACAATATGACTTGGGCATCACCGGCAGAACTGCCTACTCAAGCAATGGCAAAGAAACACAAGAACATTGTGTTGTTTTTGGATGAAATGAATTCAGCGGCTCCGTCAGTACAGGCGGCGGCTTATCAATTGATCTTAAACAGAAGAGTTGGGCAGTATGAATTGCCTGACAATGTGTTGATTGTGGCGGCTGGTAACAGAGAGGCAGACAAAGGTGTTGTTTACAGAATGCCTGCTCCGTTGGCAAACAGATTTATCCACTTGGAAATGAAACCAGAATTTGATGACTGGTTTGAATGGGCAGTGGCTAACAATGTGAACAAAGACGTTGTTGGATATCTAACTTTTAGCAAGAAGGACTTGTATGACTTTGATCCTAAATCGCCAAGTCGTTCTTTTGCTACTCCGAGATCTTGGTCATTCGTAAGTGAGTTGTTATCGGATGAACTGGATGAAAACACTGTGACCGATCTGGTCAGTGGTGCAGTGGGCGAAGGACTTGCAGTCAAGTTCATGGCTCATAGAAAGGTGGCTTCACAGTTACCTAATCCTTCAGAAATACTTGAAGGCAAAATAACAGAACTGAAATCGAAAGAAATATCAGCAATGTACTCCCTTACGGTTTCGTTATGTTATGAACTCAAAGAAGCAAATGACAAAAAAGATAAGAAATTTAACGACAAAGTTAATAAGTTTCTTAGATTTATGATGGACAACTTCGATACAGAACTTGTTGTTATGGGTATCAAGATGGCATTAACTCAGTATCAATTACCGATTGATCCTGATGCAGTCAAATGTTTTGATGAATTC